TCTGTTGCGCTGACATCAGCAATAGCTAATGGATCTGTCGCTTGAATTCCTGCTTCTGCTAAAGCAGGTAAAGTAGTGATCTTGAGATCTGCCATTGCCGACTAACTAAATACCAATATCAGCAGTTTAAACCTCTTCAAGCAATATGCGACTCTGATTTTCTTGTAATATCTTATCTGCGTTTTCTTGTAACAAGAATCCTGGTGTATCTCCTGTCTTTAAGCTAATTACTCCATTTGTTACAAATTCTATTCGAGTCTCTATAACTTCAGTCACAGACACCGTTACAGCAATATTGGTAATAATGCAATTAGCCTCATAAAAAACATTTTTTCTTGCATTATCAGGATCACGGAAAATATAAAACAATCCATCAAAATCTGATCCTTGTTGCGTACGAACCAGTAATTGAGCTAAATAGAAAGGAAATTCTGGGTCTTCTCCATAATTATTTGCTCGGTCTCCTGCGTCATAATCATGCTCCCAGATGCAGGTCATTGATCCTTGACCACTAATTAAGCCAGCTTCATATTGATTCCTAAATTCATCTCCAAGGTTTGTTAAATCAACTTGCTCCCTACTCGTTGTCATTTCAAATTCTCTAACACCTGCTACATGCCTAAATCTTTCATTTCTAGTACGAATTAATATATCTTTAGCAGAACTAGGAGTAACAAGAGCTAAAGCATTAGTAGTTGTACCTTCAATTGCTTTTGCAAAAGTTTCATATAAACGAATTCCACCAACAGGATCAACATTAATAAACCATTTTCCATCTGGATAACTGTGACCGTTAACTAATTCGAGTGTTGAACCATCAGCCGTTTCTATTTCTACTTCATCTCCACTAATTAACGAACCAGAACTATGGTCAACACTAAATCTCTTTGTTGATGTGTTTACGTCATAAGGATCTAACTTCGTCTGCAACGCAGATTGAAGCGTATCTCTCTTAAGGGCTACTTCACCCCATTGGCCGAAATAAACACTCATTAATCAACTAAGGTTACGTTTCCATAAGGTTGACCGTTTGCTTCCCAAGTAATATCAGCAGAAGCAACTTCTCCTACTGCACTATTCATTGAAACACCTGTAATAAAGACAGAGAATTGAATATCTCGAACATCAGTAGAACCTGTGGTCATTCGCAGCTTTAATACTATTTCATCAGAAACATCAGCAGTTTCTCCACCTGCCTCTCCTGCTGATCCTCCTGTTTTGATCGCATTGGTTAAAATTGCGTTTAAGTTTGAATCCGCACCAGAACCAGGATTAGCAACGTAATAAAACAAACGGCAACTACCTGAATAACTTCTGACACCTGCCTTTAAAGTTCTATCTGTATCTCCAAGGCTTGTTGTTTCTAATACAGCCATTGAACTAGAAAAAGACCAAGACTGAACCTTTGCTGCTTTAATGCCTGAACCCGCTATGTAGAGTTCGCCATCACGTCCGGAATAAAAACCCACAACCTTAAATTAAAACATTGAGTCTATTCTACGGTGAATCTAGGCAAGCAACAAAACTACAACTAACATTACTTCTTCCTTTAAACGTACTTGTAACTGTTGGAGGACCAGAATAACGCCATTTCAACCCAGAAATAGCTTCTTGAATATGATCAGTTAAGCCATTTGTAGCATCTTGCCGAATACCTCCATAATAATCTGTTCCTCTTTTTGCATCACTAATTCCTTGTAATCCGCTAGTAGGACTAAAAATAACTGAATCCCATGCTTCGTTAACTGCTTCATAATTTTCAAGGATCAAAGCAGCAAGAGCATCTTCAATATTTGAAAAACCTAAATTTAGAGTTGCATTAACTCGTTTACTTCCATACCTTAAAACAGTTTTTGCACCATTTTGAGATTCAAACGTTTGTTGCGGAAACGTCCCAGGAGAATAACTTCTGCTTGATGGTGGAACGTATATAGGAAAGCCAATAGAAGCCATGTTGTTATGTCAATGTGAAGAATGTTGATGAAAAAGATTCTTTTGTGGGATCTGTATTAGCAAGTACCTCTAATTTATTATCGTTCGTTAAGGGAACATGTGCTGCTCCTACACTAACGAAACCTTCTTCTCCATACGTTATTGAATTAACTTTATAAATTCTATTTTCTTCTGTCGTGTCAACTTGAGCAAATAAAACATTTCTAAGTCCAGTCGTTGCTTTTCCATCTGCAACAGTTAATGTTTCGGTTGTTTTTATGTTTCCTAATGTCCCTGGTGTCCAACAATAAATATTAATCGTTCCAGAAATAGGCGTTCTTGATGTAACAAAACCATCAGCATCAATACTTCCATTATTGAAACGACTGCTATGCGTATTTTCTGAAATAACCCTTATATAGTCTCCGCCTAACAAACCCAAAACAGATGTAGGCGTAGTTTCAAAAACAATTCCATGATCAATTTTCTTTCTACTTGCTAAAGCTATTGCAGCAAATCTCTTTGCATGATTAACAGAAGTACACCAGCCACTTAAATCAAAAACTTCTTCTGGTAAAGCTTCTAAACTTTCAATAGAATTTTGATTGCCGTCAACCATAGCAATTGTTGTTACCTTTGTTTCAGGAAATCCGTTAATCTCTTGCTTTCTATATAAAACAGTAGCCTTAAACATTTGACGTTCTTCTGGAGTTAAGAAAGAAACTTGTAAATTACGCATGTTTCCATCTGTATATAATGCTTTAATTTCAATTTTTCCATTTTGATCTGCTGGAGAGGAGTTAAAAGGAGGAACTGTTGCTTCTATATCAATTGTTCCACCATCATTTGTAGGAAAAGAAGGACGCAAAGCAAACAATCCTCCAATAATTGTAAAATCTAATAAATTATATCCAGCATGAGTAAAAATAAATTCTCTTAAATTTGTATTACTATCTACAATGCCGTCCCAAGTAAACCCATTAGCATAACAGTATTTAGCCGCTTCTTTCATGTATTCTTTATTAACACCAGAAACTCCTACAAGATCTCCTGCACCATAACTTTTATTTGTTAATAAATCATATACTATTTCAACAAAATTATTAGAACTTTTCTTTACTGTTGTATTTGTAGAATTACCATAATCATCAATTAACTGAGTAACTTTAATACCTTGTTTAATAAAGGCTGAAAGTTGACTAAAAGCAGTAAATTCTTTTGTACTGCTAATTCTAATTCCAGCAGTAGCAAGATTTCGATAAGTAATCTCTGAATTAGTGTTTATAATTTCATTTACAAAACAAATAGAATGTTCAGGTGAGTCATCATTACTAGAAGATTCTGCATCATAAAGATAATGATCAGACATTACATGATGAGGATTTAAATTTTTATTATTCCAGTAACGATTAGAAGCTTCTGCATCTGTAACTGTCCATGAAGAATGAAAATCTTCAGAGACTTTTACTATTGGCTCTGGTTTTTCTGCTGCCGTGACAGTAATAACAAGATCGTCATATTGACCATGTAAAACTATTTGCTCACCAGAAAAATAACCATCACCTGGATTAGTAACTGTCCATGAATAATGCACTTGATCAGGGTTAGCCTCTGCTCCAGTCCATGTTTTTGTAACTTCAATTACTAAACCAGTTCCTGTGCTTCCTACTGCCAAATTTTGAATCTGACCATCTCCTGTTCCATATGAATTGTTTAAAGTCCCGTCATAAACAACCACGCTATTATTTACTGTTGCACCTGTATTAACTTGTGCTTTAAAAGCGTGGGTTGCACGCCAAAGACCAGAAGGGCCTTCTGGATTTGTAAAAATTTGCCATTTGTTATGACTACTATTAATTGTTTCACTAGCTTTTACGACTTTATACCTAAATTGAAGATTTCCTCTTTGAGGGTTAATAACTGGTCTTGTGTAATACGAGTGAATATTTGTATTTCCAGATGGAATTGAAATAGAAACAGTATCTTCGTTTTCTTGTGTCCATCCTTCTGGTAAATAGAAAACATATTCATCTTCGGCAGGATTATTAGGATTTTTTCTTTGTAAAACACCTACCGTTGGACCTAATAAAGGTAAAGTTTCACCCGTTGAGCTTGTGTAAACATCGTCCCAAAGATCAGGACTATCCGTAGGAAACCTTGAAACATACGCTCCTCCAGCAACTGTAGGAGTAATCCCATAAAAAACTCCAGCGTCATTAGATCCTCCATTTAAAACACCAGAAACAACTTCCACGATGTAATCATTAAATTGCCATAGAGGTTGAAAATCTTGCCAATCAGCAGCATCCGTAGGCATTGTCCCTTCTTCATATTTATCTAACCCAGTAATTGCAGATCCAGCAGGAGTAACAGGTTCTTCTTCTTCTCCTGTATCAGGATCAATCCCTAAAACTCCGCGTGTCCAATATTTATTATCTGTATTTCTATTTGGAGTCTCTACCTCTGGAAGAAATAAGACACTTGCATGAAAATATATACTGATAGTTAAATTGTCAGGTGCATTTTCTAAACCTACATTTGTAAACGTAAACTGATGTTTTTGTACTAATTTTTCTGCATGACTTAGAACATAAATCGTTTGGACACCAAAAGCAGGTCCATGTAAGGCAATATTATTAGATACAGGAACAAATCTATATTCATATTTAGCCGGATGAGTATGGCTATCTATTGTTATTGTATTGTATTGAGCTACGGGAGAACTACCTTTTATAGCAAGAACATCTGCACCAAGAATATTTTGATATTCAATATTAGAATTTACAGGTCTTGCTTCTAATTTAAAAAGACTAATTCTATTTGTATATGTAGAAATAGAGCCAACTCCTACACTTGTATTCTTTTTTTCATAATATTCAACTCTTTCTCTAGAAGGCACAGCATTAACATTAGGAAAACCGTTAATCCTTTTAAATACTTTGCTTTTTATACCTATTTCTGTAATACGTGCTGCTTTAACATTATTTACACTTGCAATAGCTAATCTTTGGATATTGGCAGAAGCGTATGGTTTAGCAAGTGAATCATAATTTGTAAACATTACATAACCAGGCTCTTCTACTTTAAAAGTCCATGATTTATCCATAGGTGTCGATATATCAGTATCTTCCCATCTATCTCCATTATCAACATTGGTGCAGACAACAATAGCTGATCCAACTAAATATTGATCTCCTACTGAAACATTATCATCTACTATTTCTCTAATTCCATCTATAGAATTTTTTGCATCTACAGATCCCCAAGGAGAAAATTTATTATATTTAGCATTACCTTCTGCTGTTTCTTGAATAAAACAACTTTCATTCGTAGATGTAAGAGAATAATAGAACGTGTCATCTTTACTAACTTCACGAAACACACCAACAGGTTCAACTTGTGGACTTTGTTTTAAATGACAAAGTTGAGGATAAGAATGATTTATTTTCCGTAATTTAATTCTTAAATCTGCTTTTGCTTTATCATCCCCATCTTTCATGAATTGTATTAATTCCCAAGGAACTTTGTAAGCATTTCCATTTGGTAAAGATCTATACGAACCAAAATCTGCTTTAGTTGTTGATGTTCTAGTACTTGAGAAATAAGGTTTAAAATTCTGATCTGGATATATTTTTACACTAAAAGGATCATCACTAAGATAGTCTTGCTTGTTTCTATTACCTAAATCGTTTGTTTCAGGAGCTAAACTTTGTGAGTATTTATCATTATTCGTTAAACGATTATTATTAGTATTTGCACTACCTGTATTAAAATATAATGCAATTTTATAAGGACTAATACTATCTAAAAGTGTTGTACCTAAAGCAAAAGATTCATAATCAGGCTCAGCACCTATTTCTCCATTAGAAAACAAAGTTATAACAGAAATAATTTGTCCTATCCCTGTAGTTTTTATTTGTGACCAAAGAAGTTGACTATTTACTCTTACACCTTTAGCAGCATAAACAAGAGGAATAAATGAACCTAAAACTGCTAAATCTTGTACAGAATCAAAACCTGATTGCGGTGCGAAACGACTTTTACCTTGAATATCACCAAGTCTTAAACTGCCACCTCCGTCAGGGGTTTTAGGTTTAGGAGTTAAAGCATAACTAATAGCAGCAAGAGCAACACTAACTGCAATCTGCCCTGCAAAACTAAGAGCTGCTGCGTTTGCTGTTGTCATCCACGCTGGCAAAGCTGCCAACACTGTTGGACCATTTGAAATATCAGGAATTAATTCATATCCTTCTTTTCTTCCTTCTATTTTTGCTTGTACTAAATCTAAAAATTCAAGATATTCTTCTTTACTAGCACCTATGACATTACAAAGTTCTGCTTCATAGGGTAGTAAAGCTCGTGGACCTCCAAGCCTTCTAGAGGGCTCCATTTTGCTTCCTGGTTTACGAATGAGATCCAACCGTTTTGCCAATAAACTGCTAATCCGTAACCTTTTTCTGCTTTGCAGAGAGCTACAACTCCAATCTTAGCGGTTGTTGTTAGTGTTCCCCACTTTTTTAGTTCATCACGAAATACCTCATAATCTTTTTTTCTTAAACGCCTGTACCATTCTTTTCTTGCATCAGGAAACTTGATTCCATAACTTCTGATTACCGTTCGAGTAATGCTTAGACAATCACCTGCTTTATGTTTATCTGGCTCAGCTCCTAACCTATACGGCAATCCAATTAGCCGACATGGGTTCATCTGCTAGCTATTTGACCTGTAATTGGTAACGCTCCAACAAGATTAGAAGTTAAGTATCTGCCTGTGTTTCCTCCAACAGCATCTATTCCACTTGTTAATAAAATTTCAATAGATGTAGCGTCGTAGGACATAGAAGAAATAGTCCACTGATCAACTGTCAATGGTATTCCTTCAACGGCTGTAAAAGCATTATTCATTTGACATGTATAAACAGTAATCCCGTAATTATTTTGTACAGCTTCTTTCGCGTAACTCATAGAAAGTTTATTAGTAGAAGTTGCACCTTCTCTTTTTGAGTCTGCATCTTCATTCGCAAGAATTAAAGAAGCTTCTAATGCATCACCTGATGTTGTTTTTATCGCACCTTGATACATAAAAGATAAAAAAGGATAATCTTTTGAACTAACATCATCAAGATTAAAATCAGTAGTTATCACACCGATTTGACTGTTTTGAAACTTAAAATGATATTTAGCTTCATCTCCTCTTGTATAAACCTCGAAAAAAGTAGTTAATGCAGTAATAGCCATTAGATTCCGACCCTAGAACGTGCAGATCTGCTTGTTTGGAATGTTCTCATAGTACGAGTTTCACCCATTGAAGCACCTTGTTTTGCGGCAGTTGCAATAATTTGTCCTACAGCAGACTTAGGAACAAACTCTTCAGAATTAAAGTTCAATATAGGCCCAGAGTAATTAACAGTAGTAGAACCTCCTGCACCACCACCTGCATAAGACGAACCAGTACCAGGAATTACAGATTCACCTCTAGCACCTGCTGAGTAGCGTTGCATACTTGAAGCCATCTTTGATGCAGGAATTATGTATTCGTCCTCTCCAGCTTCTCCCACAAGACCCATTGTGGGTTTAGTTGCATATCCTCCAGCAGCAAAAGGTTTAATTCCGTTAGCTACATATCCACCTTCTGCAAAAGTAGGAAGAATACTTGTTATTGCAGATTTTAAATACATGCTTGCAATTGATTTAGCAATACCAGCTAATGATTCACCTAATGATTTAGTTCCAGAAATTAATCCTTCAATTGCACTTGTTAATCCACTCGCAATAGTTTCTCTAATCTGCTCAAACTTAACATTTATTTTGTCAACATTATTAATTGTTTGTTTATCTTTTTCATTTCCTTCTGATTTCTTATTGTTATTTTCACCTAACAAAACTTTTCTTCTTTCCAACAGTTGATTAATTTTTGCCTGTGCTGTTTGTTGAAACTCTAAAAATGCTTTTGTTTCTTTATTTGTTTCACCAAAAGGTCTATTTTTATTAATAGATGAACTTACGCTTGCAACATCAGTTTGAGTTCCAGCAATTTGACTCATTATTTCATTAATACTCCCTACACCTAATCCTTGTGTAGTTATTCCTTTTACAAAATTAGTTAAACTGTTTACATCCGATGCGGTATTACCAGGAATTGCTAAGTTAGCTCTTCTTGAACTTATACCTCTTTGAAATTCACTTGCTAATAATTTATTTATAGCTCCTAAAGCGTTATTTGCAATATCTAAAATATTTTTTAAGGCAGGTTCTAAAGTCTTTGCAATAACTCTTGCTAATGCCTCAATGTTGTCTACAAGTGTACTAAATTTACCAGCTAATGTTGTGCTTTGAGCAATAGCTCCTCCAGCGTATTTTCCACCTGTGTCCGTAAGATTTAACAAAGCTTGATTAACTAACTGAGAAGATATTTCTCCTTTTCTCATTGCTGATTCAAATTCTATTCCTTGTTTACCTGTTATTTTTTTCAATTCGCTTGTAATGTCAACTCCTCTTTCTAAAAGCTGTAAATTTTCTTCTTGCTGTAGTTTTCCTTTTGCTCTTATTTGACCAAAGGCTGTAACAATACCATTTAACTCTGCTCCTGTAGCTCCAGCAATATCTCCCAATCTTTTAGTTGTATCTACTAATTCATTAGTTTCGAATCCAAATGCTTTTAACCTTTTTGCTGTTTCTATTAAATCAGAACTTTTAAAAGGTGTAACAGCACCAAAAGCTTGCAACTCTTTAATAATTTGATTTGTCTTAGTTAATGAACCTGTTAAAACTTCTAAGCTTTTTGTTTGTGTCTCAATTTCGGCTCCTTTCCCAATAATAAAACGGGCCGATTGCAATAAAGCCAATCCTGTTAATAATTTTCGAACTGAAGCTCCTAACCTATTTACACCTCTGCTTGCTGTCTGTGATTGACGACCAAATTTCTGAATCCTATTTCCAGCAGCATTAGAACGATTTTTTACATCTTGAAATCTTCTCGACAATTTATTTGTTCTATCTTGTAATCTTTTTGCAGATCTTTCCGCCTGCCCTGTAATTAATTCTAGTTTTACGGAAGCAAGAGCCACAAGTTTCTTTCCTTATTCCTAGATCTTAGCTGTATTTGCTCCTTCTTATACTTTTTTCCTGTTCTTCGTTTAAAAGATCAAAATAAGCCGACCATAAAAATAATTCTTCTAAAGTAATTTTTTTATTTAATTCTTGCAAGGTATAACCTAATTCTTTTGCTACACCTAATTGAAGTTGTAAAAAATTATCTTTTCTAAGAGCTTCCTTTAACCTTTTGGGTCAAGTCCTTCTACCTCCTCTGAATCAGGTAATAATACAAGCATTAATTTATCCATAATTTCGGCTGTAACTTCATTTTTTAATTCATCAATTTGACCATCTCCAAACATTCTTCTCCCATCTTCAAACATTGCTTTACTAACTAACAAACGTAAAGCCAAGGCATTAGCATCATCTTTAGCAATCTTCATTGCTGATTCTCTTTCAGCAATAGTTAAAGGAGTTATCCAAAATTCAAAATCTTCTTGACCTCTAATTTTAATAACTTTTTTTTCTGGTGTTAAATTAGATGCTTTTTTTAATTGTTCTAATGGACTTAACTTAGTTTTGGCGGTAGCCATAAAGGGTAATTCTGTTTGCTTAATAACTGTACGCATTAAAAAACCCCTCGGCAACAAGGCAAAGGGGTATAAACCGACTATGAAGAAGTACTAAAGTCAAAGCTTGGTACGTTGTTAGGTCTGAAATTAACTTCAACCATCTGTGCATCATCTGGGTTAACAGAGAAACTTGCAGAAAGTAAAACAGCATCCATAGCAATACTGCGACTTAATGCTTCTGTACCTTGCTTGTCTTGATAAAGCTTAAATGCTGCTCCGTCTTGTTGACGCTGAATAACATCTTCAACTAAACGATTAGCCAAAGTTGAATCTTCATTGGTGATATACACGCTGGCAGAACCTTCACCATCAGCAAAACCTGAAATATAAGTTTTAAATGGTGCGTATTGACCAACTGATTGACCAATTGTTGTTACGTCAATTTCACTTCTGGAAATCTCAAAAGACCAGTTTTGAACTTGCCCAACAGAAGCGTAATCGTTGTAATAAACCTGAAACTTATTTGGAGCTGCTGCTGTTCCAGTATCAGTTAGGTTGACAGCAGAACCACCAGAAGAAGCCGAAACAATTAATGCTCCTGAAGACGCTGTATAGGTATTAACGTAATAAGTTGTACCAGCAGTTAATCCAGCAGGTAAAGTTCCTGTCCCTGATCCTCCTGTAGAAGAATCAATAACTTGAAACTTAACTGGATCATTAACTTTGAGATTTAAATAGGTCTGAACAACAATAGTTTCAGTTCCTATTGTGACATTAGAAGGCCCGAATGTTCCTGTAGTACCAGCAGGTTTGTAGTACAAGGCTCCAGACGTACCTGATAAAACAGTAACAGCCATTGGATTTAGTCTAAGTATGCGTCAAATGTAGCTGAGAATTGCGTTTGAAAGAACGCTTCTTGCTCTGCTGGTCTTATTGTAGCTAATCCAGAACAAGGATCAAAAATAAGACTACTAAACTTTGCTCTGTCAAACTTATCTTTTACTCTTTCACCAATGGTGTAATTAGCTCCAGCACCAACTCCAGCAGGTGTAAAAATATCAATTGTTAAAGTTCCTGTTTGTCTATTAAATGATTTACCAGTAGCAGGTGCTTCTAAAGTTGCATAATTAT